GCGTTTCCTCCGACGTGTAACTTCCGAGGGAATGTTCCGCCTGTATGACGATTGAAGTCCGGGTCAATTTTATTCCGCATCCAAGTACTACTCGTGTCTCCCCTCGTCTGAATGGTGACGGTTTTTGTAATCCCCTTACCTAACTCCGCATTCATAGCCGTAGCTTTTCCGGTAATCTCTTCAACGCGAGTCTTCGCAGTTTGAAGCCTTCCGATTTGCTGATCGATGGCAGAAACCGATTCTTTATACTCGGCAGTCATACGCTGCGCTGGCGTCGTATTTTTTTCGAGTTCAGCCTTTTGCGCCTTGAGCTTGCCGATTGCTCCGTCAATTGCTTGAAGTTCTTTACCCTTTTCAGACGTTAATCCTTCTTGCTTTATGACTATCTGCGCCATTTGCTGCCGTACATCTTCGAGTTTCTTTAGCTTTTCGCGAGTTTTTTCGAGTTCTGTGTCTGTGCCCTGGATAATACCTGCTTGCTTTTCTATCCGTTCTTGAGCTAGACCGACATCTGTTTTTGCAAGTCCGACCTTCGTTTGTTGTTGCTGAATTTCAGCGTCTGAATACTTCGAACGTTCCTTGAGCATATCGTTGAGGATTTTCTCCTCATCCTTCTGCTTAGTTATCGCATCTTTTCTCTTTCCGATAAGAGTCTGAAGATTTTCTTCTTCTTTCTTTCGGTCTTTTATTAGATTATTTTCTTTCTCTAATAATTCCTTGTATTCAGTTTCCTTTTTTAGTCTTTCTAAATCCAACTTATCGTAAAGGTCTTGCAGTTTTGCATTGTTGAATTCTTTCAATTTTTTGGTGTTTTCGAGGACTGCATTGCCCTGATCCGTTATCTTTTTCGTAGATTCAGGCACCTTTTTAATTAAATCATCATTCAAGCCGACCATATCCGAAAGTTCTTTATTCGATAAGCCGCTCTTATCTTGCAATTTTGCCATCTCATCTTTAAGCCTGGTGATAGCATACGGATCGCTGGTCCGCTTAAGTTCTGTTTGGATGTCAAGGTATCGAGCGAACTCATCATTAGTTAGTTTTGATTTCGATCTTAAAGCGTCGTACTTTTTAATGCTGTCGTCTAACGCATTAACCTCCTTGAATCCTGTCTCGATATTCTTGAGACGAGCCTTTTCCATTTCCTTATTCTTCACGACTATTCCTGCGATTGCGCCAGCCACTAACGCCAGTCCACCGATAGCAAAACCGACAGGCCCCATCGCCATCAATAACCCTCTCACCGCAAACGCAAGTCTGCCTAACCCACCAGCAGCCGCTAATATTCCGGCAACAGTCCCACCAAATGATAGCCCTGCCTTCAAATTCGCAAGGTCTTTTGAGTCAAACGAAGAAAGAAAGTCCGCAAGCTTTTTCGCAAGGTCAGTTAGTACCGGAAGGAAGTCTTCGCCTATTTCGATTCCGACATTTTCGAGCGCTCCTTTGAATTCCTCTACTTTTCCTTTTAGCGTATTCATCTGTGTGTCGGCCACTTTCTTCGCAGTTCCTCCGCTATTTTTTAGCGCCTTTTCGAAGTCATTTAACTGTTGTGGCCCCGCGTCAATTAACGATAAAAAACCGCTGGCCGCTTCGGTGCCAACTAATTGCGACACTGTTGCCGCCTTTTGCGCCTGAGTCATCCCTTTTAACTTTTCGCCAAAATGTCCGAGTAAATCCGGCAATGACTTCATCTTACCTTGCGCATCCGTTACGCTAATTCCGAGTCTATCCATAAGTTTCTGCGATTCTTTCGACGGATTAATGAGCGCAAGCAAACTCGCTCGTAACGACGTGCCGGCCTCGCTTCCCTTAATACCTACGTTACTGAGTAGCCCGATTGCAGACGCCGTTTGTTCGAGGGATAGTCCGAGAGTCTTTGCGACTGGTCCGACATACTTCATAGCTTCTCCCAAATCCGGTATGCTACTGTTACTGCTATTCGCGGCTTGAGCCAATACATCCGCAACTTCTGCCGCTCTGCCTGCCTCAATACCGAATCCACTCATAATTGAAGTAGTAATCTCTGCCGCCGTGCCTAAATCCGTTTGTGCCGCCGCTGCTAAGTTAAGCAAGCCAGGCATAGTTTCAATAATCTTATTCGCGTCATATCCCGCAGAACCTAGATTGTACATCGCTTGCGAAACCTGGTCCGCACCAAACACGGAGTCCGCCGCCATTTTCTTCGCCGCATCAGTTAATTGCGCGAATTGATCGTCTGTCGAATTGGTTATCGCCTTGACTTTCGCCATGCTAGACTCGAAATTTGCTGCCGCTGTTACGGACGCGCCAAAAGCTGCTCCAACGGCCGCTCCAAGCCCCAATCCCGCGCGAGAAATGGTATCCATATCGTTACCTATTGACCGCGCAGTACGCCCGGTTTGCTCCATTTGACCGCGTGCATCACGCATCCCTCGGTTGAACTGATCGCTCTGAAGCACCAATCGTGCGCGTATTTCGCCCACATCTGCCATTCATTTTCCTCCTTTCTATCGTGCGTTCGTCATCGCTCGAAGCTCCTCGAACTTAGCACGGTCAAATTTATTCGATTGCTTTATGCCCATCTCCTTATTGAGTCCGGCGATATACTTCTTCTGCTCAGCGTCCTCCATAGCCCGATTATTCGTTGCGAGCGCCGTAAGCATTTCATTTAACAGATTCGCTGCGTCATGCTTCCGCTTAGCCTTCAGTAACGCCGGCAAGTCGACCATATAATAACCGATCTCTAATTCGACCTGCGAAACGCCAAGTATTATGGCGACATCAAGTAAAAAGTCATCTAGCGTAGTCTTTTCGCCTTCGTCCGCTACTGAACTTTCGGAAGAAGGCTCTTCACGTTTTTTGCGACGTCTTCCAAGCGATTGCGCTTGACTGTCCGGAATAAGTATTCGAACAACTCGTCAACGCCGACGTTTTCCTCGATATACTTGACGTCTAATCCGCTAAGCACCGATATGATTTGCGCCACCTCTTCAAACGCCAGGTCGAGCGCTGTAATTACGTAAGTATAAAAGTCCTCTTTTGGCGCAGATAATACCTGCACGATTAAGCCCGGCAATTTATCGACTGTCTCGAATAACTGCCGCCACTTTACGATGGTTAACTTTTCTATTTTCACACGCTTGTCGCCGAGATGCATTTCGTTCTCATTAAGCGTTGTAATTTTCGATTTAAAGCGATTAAACATAATCGCACCTCCGTTAAAAATAAAAGGCGAGCAACCCGAAGGAGCCCGCCGTCATTGTTATGGCGTAGTAGTATCGCCTAGAATGTAAAGCTCGCCGGTAGTCATATCCGGATAGCCTACGAAAGTAATATTTACAATACGCTCATTATCTGAATCATACGTGTACTCAGGATCAGCGATTGCGCCTGCTAACGGAATAGTAATCCAATCATTGGCCGTAGCACTTGCATCGGTCGGTTTAATTACGAGTTTCTTTGCTAAGGCAAGTAAGTCTGTGCCGGCTTGCGCTTTAACAACGAGCTTCTTCTTTTCGTTCGGTGCAGTGCCGCTCTTTGTGAAAGTTGAATTCGGAATAACCTTCGATAATTTTTCGAGGTCTTGTAATGCGAAAGGAACGGTTACTTCGCAAGTACGCCCTTTCATGATCGACTTAACCGGAGTGTCTCCGTATTGGTCGACGGTGATGTCTTGCTTATTAGTTGTCGCTTTAAACTGAATTCCGCCCTTTGTAATGTCGAAAGTAACAAGGTTTGCTGCTTCGTCAAACTCGACTTTCGCTGGGCCAATAGGTACGTTAATTCCCGCCATTTATTTTCCCTCCTCAAAATAAAAAAGCGCAGTCGCACCGTTAAGGCCGAACTACGCAATCAAAATTCATACTGTATATTGGTCGATTGTTATCGTCGTTTCCGATAAATAAAGGCACGCTATTCATCGCGCGCATAATCACGATTGACTCGTCGCCAATCATTACTCCTTGCAGATTCATCAGCGCTTCATGTAGCGCATAAGCTCGTGATTCCACTTCCGCAGGATCATTCGCCTTGCCTCGCACGAGTATTTGAAATGACGGCTGCTTCTTGCCGGTCCACTGGCTCGGAGGAAATCCGCCTGTCAGCTTCACGGTCGCACATACGTCAGGCGCCGACTTCGAAACCGGAAACGAGTTCGGATAATACGTGCCATCGACTCGCGCTTTAATGAACGATATTAATTCGAGTATTTTCACGTTTAATCACCTACCGCGTCTTTGATTTCTTCGGCTATCCACCTTAAGTACTTCTCCGCCTCACCTTTTAACGGACGTTCGAGGTATTTATTTCCGACCTCATAGCCGTCAGTACCAGGCGCCGCTGCCGACAATGGTCCGAGATTATAGTCGCCTTCGTGCATCTTAATGGCGTAATTGAATCGGTTGCCACCGCTGTTATCTACGGCACTGAATGATACTTCGCCGACTGTTTCGGTCG